CCTCCACTTTATGGGGATTACAACTTAATGTGGGATTCAAATGTCTATGAATGCCCTACTCCTTTGCCTATATATGAACTTGTGCAACATCAGGCACAGGTAACCATACCAAGCAAGCAAGGATGCTACCGGATGGGATTGTATGAGGTAATTGAGGGTGTTGCGCCTGCATCTACTTGCCAAATTGATTTCAGATTTCATTATGATCAGACATTATATGGCTCATCATTTGAAACATTTATGCTGGAAATTGATGTATTACTGGCAAGTCCAGGGCCATACATCACATTTTTCATCTCTGGAGGAACACATTACACCTATGATTTAACTCTTGGCGCAACTGCCGAGGACATTGCTGCATGGTGTACTGCCAATATTCCAGGCATGATTTGCAATGCGGTTGCCGATAGCCTAATCTATTGGACATGGACACAAGAGCTACCATGCAATGAAGAAGGATATACATTTTCGTTGTATAGTTCAGATGTTGATGGCTCACCAATTGATGTAATTTTTACCACACCAACCTACTACTGCAACTGCGCAACAATAGGAACTTATTGTCAGGACTTCTTCTGGAATTTTGGAGAAATACCTTTAGGGTGTGGCAATTTGTTCAATCAGATTTGCGACTATTTGGGAACATTTATCTCATTTAGAATAGTCAATCAGGCTGACAATAGCATTATTTACTATGAATGGCAAATTGATGCCTCACTATTTACATCTACCTGCCCTGTTGCTAATCAGGATTTAATATTCGACTGGCTTAATTCAATTCCAGGCTTTCAGATTTACACTTTTACCGTAGGAGAGGCTTGTTATTTTTATGGCAATTACAATGGGCAATTCCCGTGTGATGTTGAGTGTGATGTAGTATGTACGTTGGTTGATTCTGATGGAGACCCTGTAATTGGCACATCATTTTTTTCACTGATCACTACACCAATAGGTGAATCATGCGAATGCACATTACTATGTGAGCAGACATTTACTTACACAATTGAATCTAACGCATGGCAATGGCTTTATGACTTTCAAGATGATGGAGTTCAACTTTATTCAATTGGAATTGATGTGCCTACAACTGGTATTTTTCAGGGATTTGAACTTTACACCTTTGGAATAAGCTCATCAACTGCTCCATTCCTGCAAGAAGAAGCATTGGCTCAACTTAATTCAATACCAGGGTTAGTTGTTGTACATGATTCAGTGGCAGATACATTGACATTTACATGGACAATTGATGTGCCTTGTGAAACCGATTACCAGATGGTACTGATGTCAAATGAAGGCTCAAGTATTTTTGGAATTAATGTGTTTGAAACCACACCTCAATCATGCACCTGCCCAATTGTGCCAGAGCCTGGTCAGTTCTACTCTGCCCTCTACTCTCTGAGCAACATCATTAACATTGACAGAGCAGATTGCTTTAGTACGATTCTGGAATTCTGGTCAGACAACAACACGATGGCAGAAGGATTCGAGTACTACAACAACTGGAAGCAACGTGTTCGCATTGGCATGAACGGAGGCGGTGAAAAGCCTATCATTGAGGAGAGCCTATACAGGCAGAGCAATGGTGTACACCGGAGGCCACAGAACAAGCAGGATTTATCATTAGATTTGCATACGGATTTCTTCGACCTAGAGACACAGTTAGCGATGACCGATGCCACCCGGCATCCATACTTAGTCTGGGATGGAAAACCAATCTTTGTGAAAGGGGATATTGAAGTTGCCACCATTCAAGATTTCACAACACAAAGCTCTTTTGAAACTTTATCGCAAATGAAGTTTCAGGCACTTCTTCAAGGCTTTCAGCCAAGGAACTCAAGTTGTTTAAATTGTTAATACAACAATGTCAATTTTCTCATTAACATGCCCCGATGTAGGGTGCTATCAGAACTTTCTGTGCGATCCAGAATTTCAGAATAAGATCGTTGCGGTGGCTTATGTTCGCAAAAGCTCCGCACTCACAGCTCAGGAGAAGGCAACAGCTGACAGCTGGATTGCTGCTCTCTATGACCGCTACCTAACTGGTGAGGCTTACCTGGTGTTCAACACATCCGGTGAAAAGCCTAAGCCTGAAACAGGCACAACTGCTGGCCGAGGTATGCAGAACACAAAGGCACTTGCCAAAACTCACACTCTGACCTATCAAGACATGCAGGGTGTTGTTCAGAACAACGTTCAGTTCTACAATGACATCCTTTCCACAAGTCAGAACTTCGATTTCTATTACTTCACTCCTGGTCGCATCTGGGATGCCTCCGGCTACTATGTAACTGTTATCGGTGATCCAATCATCACTGCTGACCTGAACACCTACCAGCAGGCTGAAGTAGTTGTAAACTGGGTGAGTAAGGTTAATCCGCTTCCTTATGAGTTTGATACTGACAGCTTCTTAGAAGGTCTGTATTACATCATCAGCTTTACAGGAGGCTCAGGAAGCACCTACGTTGGAAACACTATCACAAGTGGATGCGACGACCCACAGACTGTTACTTTTTCAGCTGTGCTGAACATTGGTGCAGTATCTGGTGCGCCCGAGCAAGTATGGTCAATTGAGCAAGCAGAAGGAAGTGATGACATCACCGATATTGCACTTGTAATTGATGCTGAGACTGGTGTAATAACTTGGTCTCCTACTCCTGATGGCACTTACATTTTTACCGTTACGGTAACAAATGAATACGGATGCGTTTTTGGTCAGGAAACCATCACACTTATTGTTAATTGCGGAATCTAATAATTTAGGTTAAAAATGGAAGAGTTAATCGGGATGCTCCTATCTAAGTTGCTCGATCGGGAAATCCGAGAGGGCAGGCACGACTATATCAAGTATGCTCGTGAGAAAGCCGAAGAATTGGAGTATCACTTCGAGAACGAGTATCCCGTTAAACTCTTGAACACCCAGCATCCGAGCGAAGAGCCGTGGATGAAGGACTACCGGAGGCACAGATGGCAAGCACCTACAACCACTGCCACCGGAAGGGTTTACACCTTCCTGCAAAAGATTCAGCAGGCTGATGACTTTAAGATCAAGTTTGAATCTGACTTCCAAAAGACAGGCATAGCCGAGCGCATAGGCTTGCAGAACAACACGCTTGAACACTATGTCGAGGATGAGCTGCCTAAGACTGGCAGCCTCGAGACATGGCTATTCAATGTATTTCTTAAAACTTACCTAAAGGACAGCAATGCGGTAGTGCTGACACTCCCAGACTATGAGGAGTTCATCGAGAATCCATCTGAGACCACTACACTAGACTGGTCAAGACCTTACCCACAGATAATTGAATCGGAGGACTTAATCTGGGAGGATGAGAGCTTTGTAATCAGTAAGGCAGAGGAATATGTGGACATTAACCGCAAGAAATGGGATCAATTCTTTTGCGTTACCACCGAAGGACTAATGCTGTTCCGGCAAATCAATGAATACACCTATGACCAGCCATTTCAGGTGTTTATTCTGCCCTATCAGTTTGGCTATCTGCCAGCTTGTAAAGTAGGCAACATTATTTATGAGGAGGAGGATGGCAAGCTGGTCTATGATTCGGTGCTTGCTCCTTGCTTGCCAGCTTGGAATGAGGTGCTGTTCCGCACTGATGACCTGAATATCCTATGGGCAACTCATGCCCTGCCCCAGAAGTGGGCATTAAAAATGTCTCCTTGCAAGACATGCAACGGCACAGGCATAAGAACCAATCGCAAGGATGAGCGAGTAAACTGCAACGATTGCTCAGGCTCAGGCAGAGCATCAAGCTCACCATTTGGCCTGATGGAAATCAACATTGACCGGGTGAGTGCTGTCAATCCTAATCCACTTGTGCCACCAGTGCCTCCGGCAGGCTACATCGAGAGACCAGTAGAAACAGTTAAGCTATTCCAGGAGGACATCATGCAAAAGGAGTTTCAGGGCTTCAAAGCGATTGGTTTGGAATTGCTCGGCCAGATTCCGGCAGCTCAGTCAGGGATAGCCAAGGAGTATGATAGGAAGGAGCTAAACACCTTCTGCTTCTCGGTTACTGTCCACCTGGCTCAGGTGTATCGCAAGGTGTGCTTCTACATCATGCTCCAGAGGTACAATGCACTTTTTGCATCATCCCTAATGGATAGCGATAAGATACAAGCTGCCCTACCTCAAATCACTGTGCCTACTGATTATGATGTAATGACTGCCGACATGGTAGCAGAGCAGCTTAAGAAGGCAGTGGATAGTAAGTTCAATCCGTTGATTACATCAGGCATTGAGATGGACTATGTGGAGAAGCTGTATGGCGAGAACAGCATCCAAAAGTCATACCTAAAGCTCCTGAGCAGTCTTGATCCACTACCATTCAAGTCCACCGATGAAAAGACAGTCTTGCTTGCCTCCAATGGCTGCTCTCAGCTTGACTACATACTAAGTGCTAACCTTGCGGCATTTATCACTCAGAAAGTGGAGGAGGAAGCGACATGGTACGATAAACCATTCAATGTGCAGAGGGCAGAGGTTTATGCTATGGCCGCTGAGAAGCAGGCTCAGATTAGGCAATCACTTGTGCCTATAATGCCTGAAGGCTTATGATATGGCTAAAACACCGGAGCAGCTAATAAAAGAAATTCAGGAGCTTCAGCTGGCAATCGAAAGCCGGATGGATGAGGCATTGCCGAGAGTATTTAGCAAGCTATCCGACCAGGTTATTGACCTTGCCTCTGAGCTTTCACTTGATCCTAAAGACAGAGCCAAGACACTTAAGGAGCTAATCAAACTTAAGAAGGACATTGCTGACACTATTATTACTAATGCTCCTTACCAGGTACAAGTTGCGGAAGTCATCAAAGGCTTCGAGATGCTTGCCGAGCTGAGCAATGAGTACATTACGCTTGCAATAGGTGATTTTCCTCAGAAGAAGGCACTTTATAAGGCCATTCTGGAGGCTAACATAGCCACAACTAAAGATGCTCTGCTCGGTGCTGGCATCCGGGAGAACTTCGGCACAGCCATTCAGGAGGTGCTAAAGGACAACATTGCTGGCATAGGCACTCGCTCCGAGCTTAACAAGACACTAAGAAAGTTCATTGAGGGCAGTCCAGAGGAAGCACCATTCCTTAACCGATACATCAAGCAGACTACCAATGATGCTGTAATGACTTTCAACAGCGAGTACATCCAGACTATTGCCGAGGATTTGGATGTTGAGTATTACCTCTATGCTGGCACATTGATAGCCGATTCAAGACCATTCTGCGTATCCAGGGCAGGCAGATACTTCACCACTGATGAAGTCAAGGCATGGGCCAATCTCAAAGGCTGGAATGGGCGAATGGCTGGCACAAACAGCAGCACAATCTTTATATATCGTGGAGGCTACAATTGCCGCCATCAGCTTTGGCCTGTGAGCAAAGAGCAGTATGAGCAGGCACAGGAGAGGGGCAGAGCAGGTATCAGATGACTACAACTTGATGCCGACTTAGTCTTGACTTAGTCCCAACATGATACGATTTGATTCGTTTTGATACGGATTTCACCCTACCTTTTCACCCTACTTATTTTCCCTATAAGCTAAAAGTAGGGAGATAGGCTTTAGGTGTTTCTGCTCGATGACATTGCGGAGGCCATGCCCTAAGTTCTGCTGAACCATTAAAGCAGCCATGCTTTGCTTCCTGATGTAGCCTTGCAGGATAACTTCTGCTGCCTCCTCCATTGCCCAACATAGGATGTAGATGTCAGCCTTTAGCTCATCATTGAGATTGAACACAAGCCTGCCTGTCTTGTACTTGGTTGTTTTGACATCTATGTTATACTCATCCATCATTAAGTCTGTGCCTCCATCACCTTCCAGACCACAGCTCATGTCCATTGGAATTTTAAGAGCCTTACTTACTGCATATTCACCCATGACACCGAGCAGGTCAGCTGTCTGCTGGTCATTGCCCCAGTGCTTCTTATAGCGGCTAGGGTTGGCCTGATCCTTCAGGAAGTGCCTGCCATTGGCAAGCACCCGGAGCAGCTCCATTTCTCTCTCTGTAAATGTTATCTTCAAGGCTCATAGAGGGTTACAATATTAACGCTAAAAATTTGATATTTACACTATGAAAAAGGCAAAAACAGGCAGCACTCCATCGGCTAAGATTAGCTTCGGGAAGCGCAGAGAAGGCAAGCACCGAAAGACAACTGGTCCAAAGGCAGGAAAGCAGAAGGCTTACAAAGGACAGGGCAGATAATTACATTGTA